TTGAGAAGTATGAAAGCCACAAGCCTATAAAGCACCAATGGCTTTCTAATTAACCCTCTGTGAACTCACCGTCTACAGCCTCATCCTCTATAGGTATTGGGGCTTGTTCTAATTTAACACCTAGTTGCAGTGCAAGCTTATTACGGAGGTCTTGATCCCTTGCATTAATATTGTGGTTATTCTCTACAGTTGTTTTAGTGCCATATTTATCCTTGTCACTGGCTTTGAGAAGTGTCTTTAACAGATCATCGGAATACCTTTGCTGTGAACCAACTACTGAACCTTTGTAGTATATATCCTCTTTCACACCTTCTACGGCCCTACGCTTAGCCTCTGCTTCTAACACACCTAAGTAGTCAGCCTCTGCTGTTTTAAAACGCTTATATAAGTCGTGGTCCTTAGACATAACCTTGTCAAGCTGCACAGGCGTAAGCCCCACTGATGCACAGGCTGTCTTCTTGTTGCCAGTCTCTTTCATCACACTGCACAGCCTCCTCTTACGAGTGACGTTGAACATGTGCTCTTTGACTTTACGTGTGACTGTCTTCACGTTATCATTGGACTCGTCTGCAGGTTGCGGTTGAGAATCCTTGTTATCTTCTTGACTCATACCATCTCCTAATGTAGTATCTCATCCTGAGTTAGATTGACTAACAGGCCATGTGTTTAAACAATGAGGAGTATTTGATGAGCTTCCCTGAGATAGAGAGCGCCTACTACCAACAGTTTGAGAGGTACATAGAAGCAGCTTGTATCGGATTCTATAGGGATGCTGAGCCGAGCTATGAAGAGCGTCTACATTTTATACAGACAGTCCCCGAGGATCTACAGAAAAATGGTACACAACTGGTACAGGTTGTAACGGGGATGGTCATGGGTGTACTACCGATGCCTATGATACTAAGGTTGTATGAGATGGAATCTCAGATGGACATTGATAATATTTATAAAACAGTAGTACAACGAATGAAAAACCCGGAGGTACACTAATGAGTAGTATTGATATAAGAACAAACAAAGCTGAGCCTTTAGACACTATCAGGTTCGCGGAGGAGAGTGAAGATTTTTGCTCTATCATCGTGAAAGAGGCAGATGGTAATATTCAAATCGGATCTTCATTGAACGGGCAATTCTGTTTAGTTGAAAATATTGTCTCTCTCCGAACACTTATTGCAGCACTAGAGTATGCTGAGGAGTTGGAGTGGGGTGCTGATGAGTCAAAACTGTGATTATCAAGAGGGTGTGTTACTAGGTAATTTTGAATGTGTTTGTGGGAAGTCCTCCGATGCAATGTCAGTCTATGAGAAAGTAGACAAGAACGGTGAAATAATTAAAGATGGTTATTGCAGGAGTGGGTTCTGTGAACGAAAGCACAAGTATATCAAACCTAGTGAATTAGGTTTTGAGCTAGTTAAGGCAGATAAAAAAGTGGAGGATCAATACATAATGAGTGAAGATGTAGCGGAGCGTATTAGTGAGATACAGAAAGGGGATTTCCGGGGTTGGAAAGATCGACGCCTACCCAAAGACCTCTCTGCATTCTACGGTGTTCAGACAGAGATAGACAGTGAGGGCAAGGTTGCTAAACGTTACTACCCTTGTTATGACCAGCAAGATAAGCTTACGTGCTTCCGTGTCCGTGATCAGAAAGTTAAGGATGCTAAGGCTCGTGGAGAAGACACCAGCAAGCCTAATTTCTTCTCCATCGGTAAGAACCGCGCAACAGATAAAATGTTTGGTCAGCAACTCTTCTCCGGTGGTGGTAAGTTTTTAATAATCACAGAGGGTGAAGAGGATGCACTAGCGTACTTTAAAGCTATGAGTAACAATGAGAAGGGGTATGAGACACCTGTAGTTTCAATCACAACAGGTGCAGGAGGCGCTACCAAACAAATTAAAGCTAACTATGAGTGGGTAACATCTTTTGAGAAAGTGTTTATTGCTTTTGATAGTGATGAGCCAGGGCAGCAGGCAACTCAAGAAGTAGCAAGATTGCTTAAACCTCAACAGGCTTACGTTATCAATTTGCGACGTAAGGATGCGTGTGAGCACATTAAACACTCCGAAGATAAGAAGCTCCGAGACTTTTTTCTGGAAAGCTGATAAGTATTCCCCTGCTGGTGTACTAAAGTTATCCCAGATGTGGGACTCTTTTGAAGAGGAAACAGGGAAGAATATTATACCCTTCCCACCGGCATTTTGGACGCCTTAATGAGATGATGGGTGGTGGTATGGAACCTGGCGAGGTTACACTTATCGGTGCTCTAACAGGCGTAGGGAAAGGGCAGCCACTCTGGGAAAATGTCGTAACACCCTCTGGGTACAGAGAAGCTGGTAGCATGAAGGTTGGTGATTTCTTGATCGGTTCTGATGGTAACCCCACGAAATTGATAGGTGTTTTCCCACAAGGTGTTCAGAAATGTTACAAGGTAACATTAAATGATGGTAGTGAGACTATCTGCGATGAAAATCACCTGTGGTCTTGGAAGACTGAGCACCAGAGCTGGGAAGGCGGGAGTAATGTTACGAACACACAAGGGATGCTAGAATATATGCACAGTGGGGAGCCGGGTGGTAGACTTATACTTCCAGAGCTACCTGACAACCCTTGTGTGAACTGGGAGGGTAGAGACCTGCGGATAGACCCGTGGCTTATGGGATTCCTCCTCGGTAATAATTTACTAACACTTCCGATGCAGTTCCAGTGTTTTGAGTACGAGATAGTAGAAGAGCTTAAGATTATGATTGGCATGTGGGGGCTTGAAGTTATTAAAGATTCTCCTGCTGAGGAGGCTTGTGGAACCTATTCAATCTGTATCAAAGAGGGACACCACCAAATTGCTAATACTTTTATAAACTTACTACCGTTATATATGCATGAAGGCATCCCTGATGACTACCTACTAGGCTCTGCTGAGCAGCGTACAGAACTGATTGCTGGCTTATTTGATGCCCTTGGATTTTCAACAGAGGGGAACTTAGAATACTCAACACCCAGTCCTGATATGGCAGATCAAATTAGACTGCTTGTACGTAGCTTAGGGTGTACTTGCAGAATGATTGAGGAAGTATCTAGTTCTAATGAGCGCATATTCAGGCTCCTTATAGGTAATATAACAAAGGAGCGAGGTGTTGACAGAAACCTTGTGGAATCAGTAGAGGTGTTTATCGACCAAGAAACTGTATGTTTCAAGGTCGATGCTGCCGATGAGCTATACTTGACTAATGATTTCATTGTCACACACAACTCAAGTATAATTTCGCATACTGTCTATAACATACTGACAGAGACTGATTTAAAAGTTGGTGCAATGTACTTGGAAGGAACTAAACGGGAGGTAGTTCGAGACTTGATGTCGATTGATCAAAGGGTTAATCTGAAAAAGAAGAGCCGTGAAGAGTTGAATATGCCAGAACTGCGAGAGGCCTTCTTTAATGGTGTAGCTAAAGATGATCGTTTTACATTCGTTGATCATCAAGGCTCGCTAAGTAATGAAGAGCTGATTAATAAATTTCGATATCTCGCCAAAGCAGAGAAGTGTAATATTATCTTTGTTGATCCTTTGCAAGCAGCTATAGCCTCAGATAGTAATTCTGACACTATACACTTCATGGATTCAATCCTGAAAATTGCTAAAGAAACCGACTGTGCAATTGCTGTAGTCTCTCACATGAAGAAGCCCTCAGACAGAGACCCTCACGAAGTTAATGAGTATGATTTAATGGGTAGCTCTTCACAGAACCAGATAGCTTTTAACACAATCCTGATATCCCGTGATAAGATGAATCAAGATCCTAAGAAGAGGGACAGCATACTTATTCGTATAGTTAAATGTAGGCGCACAGGTGAGACTGGTGAAGCTGGTTGGTTGCGTTATGACAAAGCTACGTCCATGCTCTACGCTACAAGTAACCCATACGAAGAGGATGAAGATACTTTCTCTTCTGAGGAGCTGGCATTGTTTGGCGATAGCACAGTTGACAAGTCTAAAGAACCGATGGAGTACTGATTATGAATAGGGTGGTGTTTGACATAGAAACTACAGGGTTGCTTGATTCTAAGACTATAGACTATTCTAGCTACCCTTTTAAGTTGAAGCCTACTTTCAGAGTGCATTGCATTGTCTTTAAATACATAGACACAGGAGTTAGATTAAAACTTTATGAGGAGTCTTTAACTAAAGAGGCTGTTGAAGAGGCACTATCTTCAGCCACAGAAATCATTGCCCACTCTGGGATTAAGTATGACTTACCAGTGCTTCGTCTATTCTTTGGCCTAGAGTATCACGTAGGCTTAGACGATAGTGACGTTGATACAGTGATGGGCAAACCTTGTAAGATCACCGACACTGTAGTGATGTCCCGTACCCTCTGGCCTGATCGTCTAGGAGGCCACAGCCTTAAAGCTTGGGGTAAACGCTTAGGTATCTTAAAAGGTGACTTCGCAGATGAGGGTGAGCAGGTGTGGGAGGAGTTTAGCCCTGAGATGCTTAGCTATTGTGAACAGGATACAGAAGTTACAGAGGCTGTATTCCGTCAATTGCTCATAGAGAAATCAGATTGGCCTTGGGATGAAGCTCTTAATCTTGAGCAGGCAGCTGAGGAGCTTGCGTTTCGCCAAGAGCATTTTGGTTTCAAATTCTTCGCTGACAAAGCTCAAGTTGCTTTAGCTGACCTTAACGAGAAGATGCAGGTTATCGAAGATTACGCAGAGCCTCTGCTCCCAGAAAAGCCCTTGAGTAAGACGAATGCTAAGCCTTACCTAATTCCTAAGATACAGATAAAGAAGGATGGAAGTCTCTCAGCAATAATGAAGAAGTTTATTGACACCCACAAGGGTACTTGCACAGAGGATGAATAT